AACATCGGCACTGACTTCGGACTCCGACACACTTAACCTGACGCACTTTGATTCAGATCTGACCAATGACGCAACTTTCACGGGAAATTATGGAGTATAGAATATGCTAGAAAACATACAAGACATCGACCTTTACACTTGCAAATATTTGATCTGGAAGAACCAGATCAACAACTTCACAGAAGCACAGACGTTCGCCAGGAACTATTTCAAAGGTTGTCCTGAGACATACACTGACGCACAGATAGATGACGCCACGACTGACACCAACACAGACTTCCTGAATTGGTTGATATCTGATCTTGAATGTCATCTTACCCTTAACGCGGATCTTAAAACATCAGTTGAAACCTTGCTAGGCTAATGATCAAAAACACCGGCGGACACAATCATAAAGGACACGTCAGCGAATTCTTGCTTGATCTATTCAAGCGTATGGGCTGTAAGTCGTTGTTAGATGTGGGCTGTGGCGTTGGTCATAACGTGGCACTCGCAAGGGAGAAGTTTGGTTATGAAGCATACGGCATCGAGGGTGATGCTGACGTGTTTGAAAAACCATTATGTAGTAATATATTCAAACACGACTTTGAGAGAGATGGCACATTTACTGATGATGCTTTACCACGAAATATAGATCTTGTGTGGAGCGTGAGCGTCAGCGAACACATTGAACAAGACAAAGTGCTTGATTACCTAGACGTGTTTAAACGTGGCAGATATGTGGTGTTCACTTGGTGTCCACTGGACTACCAAGGCTATCATCACGTCAACTGCCAAGAAGCACCATACTGGATTGACAAGTTCAGATCTATTGGGTTTGACATAGACCAATCAATGACCAAAGTGATCAAAGAGAGATCAGATCTAGTGATGGTGAAATCTGCGTATTGGAGAGACAGCAGTTTCAATCAGAAACGTGTGCCCAAGATGTATCTTAATCAATGGGGACTGTGTTTCAAAAAACAGATAAAAGCAACAACATAGGTGTAATATTAATTAAAATGACAGACTATTACACACGGATTACACAGGCTTCTAATAAATACTAATGTAATATTACAACAAAGGAGAAACAACGATGAGTGCGGCTTCAAATTATTTAGAAGACAAATTATTAGATCACGTTCTTAATTTTGGGAACGGTTCTTTGACAGTTGGTTCCGGAAGAGGCTTTGCGGCTCCGGCCACTGTGTATGTGGCATTATTCGCAGATTCAGGTTCAGGTGTAGCGGCGGCACTGGAGTCAAACACTTCAGGCACGGACGCAACATCAAAGTTCGGATACTACGAAATAAACAACGGTTCATACGCAAGACAAACGATAACATTTGCAAACGCAGGTGCTTCAACTACAGGAACTATCAGTTCAAACGCAACTGTGTCATTCCCAGTAGCGACGGCAAACTATGATACAGCAGGTTCAACAGGAAACGTTGTGACTCACCTGGCTTTGATGGATGCTTCTACAAGTGGTAATGTTTTGTTCTACGGTGCATTGACAACTAACAAAACGGTTTCATCTGGAGACCAATTCACAATCAGTTCAGGCAATTTATCTATCAGTCTTGCTTAATAAAGGAGGGTAACTCCTGTGAGCACAACCAGAGTCAATAGATATACTACCACTGATACCAGTTATTCATTATCCCCGACTGTTCAATCTACGAACACGGATCGACCTGGTTTTAGTTCAGGCAATAGGAAACTATGGACTTTAAATGCCAACGGCACAAATAGCGTCACATTAACTCAGACTTATTCTCCATCAAGTAATCTTTTTCCTGTATCAGGTGGATCTATCATTGGATTGGGAGAGAACAGCAGTGATCCTGCATTAAAATCACATTTAGGAATACCTTCAACCAGATGTAAGGCAGTCTATACAGGTGCTTCTACGGTAACCATCAGTGCTTCAACATTGAACAATAGATATGATGTTGAAACTTCTTATTTCACAGAAACACTCGATGGTGTGTATGTTTCTAATACAAGATGGAACCAAACATTAAATGGTAGCACGACAGTAATTAATAATAGTAATAGAGGACTTCCAACTTCCCACACTTTTAGTTCAAGAACATTAACAAATTCAGGTAGTGATATCACAATGATATCTGCCGACCAGCAACAGATATTAGGTGGTAACAATAAATCAACCGTCAATATTTCAGTTGCTTTTGATGGTAGCACAAGTGAATCATTCACACACACTCACACATCAACAGGAACACTTATAAGGACCTGGGAGGGTGACAATCACGTCATTGACGGAGAGGGCGGTGACAATGATCCAAATCTACAGGTAGCATTTACGTTTCCAGATGTGCTACCAGCGATGCAAAGGTTCGGAGAAGCATCTTCGACTGCGACATTTACGACCACTGAAGCAAGTATCAACAAAAAGTTTGCCACAGCGGACCTTACAACAACAAGTTCGTTATCTGTAACACCAAAATATATTGCTGATACCACAAAAACACTTGCGGTCACAACAGAAGTTTTATCTTCAACTGACAACCTTGTTAAACTGGTTGCACAAACACTCCCATCTGCATTTGCATTCACAGTTACCGACACATTGAAAACTGATGCAGAAACTACGGAAAGCAGTTCAGCAAACGTTTCATCCACAGGTAACTTAATATTTGACATAGCAGGTGATTACACTTGGGACAACGTTGCGGGCATTGCCGGTGCCAGTGATTATGAATGGGATGCCAGAGACAGTTGGGCATTATGGGATGATGATGAATGGGGTGACAATCCAGAACAATGGGACAACTGGGATCTTAACCTTTGGGCAAGACCATATAACATAATATTATCAGCATCAACGACGGAAACAGTTAGTTTCAAACGAGCAGGTTTGGCCAGCCTAAACGTTACTACAACATTAAGCGAAGATGCCGCATTGAATCAACCAGCCGCGGCAAACTTGTCAGATGGCTTTACTACATCATTTACAGCAAGAGGTATAATTGATGCCGAGGCAAGTCTGACAGGTGCATTCAGTCCAACATTAACAGACACAGTAATATTCGATCAACCATCAACACTTACAATAACAGGTGCTTTTACTCCTGTATTGACAGCCAACGCAACATTAAGTGGAGAGACTGCTTTAAGTGTAAGTTCAGCATTCAGCATAACCCCTACACACAAAAGAGGTCCTTTCCAATTGGTGCTGACGTCTGCATTCACACAACCAGACACCATACCATCAAGAAAATTAGGACCTTTCCAATTAGTTCTGCCTGCATTGGCAAGCAAATTGATAGAAGGAAGACTATTCTTTTCAACTGATGCTTACAATGTTATTACTGTTCCTGCAGAAACAAACACCATTACTTTACCTGCAGAAACACGCATAACTGCGATTGATCAAGAAAATAGAGTAAATAAAGTTGTTGCAGAAACAAGGACACATATGGTATCACAAGAAACAAGGAGACACAAATTGAGAATACCTCCAGTATCAGATAGATTTACAATACCTAAACAGAGGGCAGAAGCATAATGGCAAACTTAACTGGATTTAGATCCGACCGAGATGGACTCTTTGCGGTTAAAGACCCCGCATCAAATATCCAATACGGTTTGGACTTCACAGATTATCTAAACGCAGGTGATAGTGTTTCATCAGCAACAGTGGCAATAAGCACAGTCAGTGGAGATTCATCTCCTTTGGCATTGCCTACAAATCCAGCCACTGATGTTACAATCACAGGCGGAACATTGGTCAATATAAGAGTGCATAATGGTAGCCTACAAAATGTTTATACAATCAAGGTGACGATTGTGACATCACAGGGTGACACTGATGCAAGAAGTTTTAGGGTGATTGTGCAGGAGAAAAAATTATAATGGCAAAAGCAAGAACATACAAATTAGACAAGGATATGATAGAGCGACTTGCTTCTATTATGTGTTCTTACGAAGAGATTGCTTTGGTTCTTAACACCAGTGTTGATAACCTTAAGAAACGTTACACAGACATAATCGAGAGAGGCAGAGCAGAAGGTAAAAAAGGATTGAGAAGGGCACAATATGAAAAGGCAGTCAAAGACAAAGACGTCCGTATGTTAATCTTTCTTGGCAAGCAGTATCTTTCACAGCAGGATTCACCAAGTGAAACTGAAAGCAATGATCCTTTACCTTGGCCTGAAGATGCATAATGAAATTATCTGCACCGCAGAAAACAGTTGCTGAACATCCAGCACGATTCAAAGTTTTAGTCACAGGAAGAAGATTTGGCAAGACCACACTTGCTATCAGACAACTTTGTTACTTCGCAAGGAATCCTGAGAAACTGTGTTGGTATGTGGCACCATCATACAGACAAGCAAAACAAACGGTATGGTTGCAGATCAAAAAAGTATTGAATGATCTAAACTGGATCAGAAAAATCAACGAAGCAGAACTTACAATATTCCTACGTAATGGTTCAAGGATATGTTTGCGAGGTGCTGACAATCCCCAAAGTTTAAGAGGAGTTGGATTGGATTATTTGGTAATTGACGAAGCGGCTGACATAGACGAGTATGCCTGGAATGAAGTATTGCGTCCAACACTATCAGACACGGGGGGACACGTTTTCTTCACCGGAACACCACGTGGATTGAATTGGTTCCACGACCTTTATCAACAGGGACAGAAGACCACGGATGACAGTTGGCAGAGTTGGCAATTCACAACAATAGATGGTGGATGGGTGCCTGACGCTGAGATAGAACAAGCAAAGAAAGATTTAGATGCCAAAACATTTAGGCAAGAGTATGAAGCAACATTTGAGACATACTCAGGAATAATCTATTATGGGTTTGACATCAAGCACAATGTTAAGAACATAGAACTACCAGATGACATCACGGCACTACACATTGGCATTGACTTCAACTTGAATCCAATGTCCGCTTCAGTGTCTTACATCAGGAATGATATAGTTTATGTTTTTGATGAAATACAGATATGGAGTTCAAACACAGATGAACTTGCTGAAGAGATCCATAGAAGGTATCCTGGTAAAAAAATATTTGCATATCCCGATCCTGCCGCACGACAGAGACGAACCAGTTCCGCAAGAAGGACGGATGCTTCCATACTCCAGAACGCAGGCTTCATTGTCAAGATGCCAAGCAGGCATATGAGTATCAGAGACAGGATCAATTGTGTCAATAGTAAGTTGTGTAATGCCTTGGGCATTAGAGGGGTTATAATAGACCCTAAAGCAAAGAACTCAATAAATAGTTTAATAAGACACACATACAAAGCAGGAACTAACTTGCCGACAAAGGATGAAGGATGGGATCATTTAAACGACAGTTTAGGATATTTGATAAGTTTTCTTTATCCAATAGTCAAGAACAGAGAACAAGTAGAACCACAGAGATTCAATTTTCAAACAGGAGTGATGAATGCCAGATTATAGTTTAACCAACACAATGACAAACTACGGGACTCCAAACTTTGATGGTATTCCATTGCACGATGAGTATGTGAATTACATCAACAGATGGAACTTCTTAGAAAGATCATACAGCGGTGGTGCCCAATACAGAATGGGAAATTATCTAACCAAGTATGTTATGGAGAACTCATCTGAATACGTAGGTAGGATAGCACAGACACCTTTAGATAATCATTGCAAATCTATAATACACATCTACAACAGTTTCCTATTTAGAAATGATCCTAAGAGAATGTTTGGCAATATGGACGGTATGCCTGAGATAGAAGCATTCCTTAAAGACGCTGATTTGGAAGGCAGAGACTTCAATCAGTTTATGAGAGACGTCAATATACAGTCAAGCATCTATGGACACTCACTAATTTTAGTAGATAAGCCTAACACACAGGCAGGCACAAGAGCAGAAGAATTACAACAAGGTCTAAGACCTTACGTTTCGATTTACACTCCACCAAACATATTAGACTGGGAGTTTGAAAGATTACCTAATGGATTATACGAATTAAGTTTTGTTAGATTGTTTGAACAAGAACAGAGAGCATATCAACAAACAACAAAATACTATCTGAGAACATTCACAAAAGATAGAGTGTTTGTTGAAGAATACAATCCTGACAAGAAAGAAAAATTAAGATTAATGGAAGAAATGCCTAATCCTTTGGGCAAAGTTCCAGCGGTATTTGTGTATGCCGGCAGATCACCAACAAGAGGTATTGGTGTGTCGGACATAAATGACATCGCGGATATGCAGAATGGAATTTACAATGAACTATCTGAGATAGAGCAAACAATTAGAATATCAGGACATCCTACACTTGTAAAAACTATTGACACAGAAGCAGGTGCTGGAGCAGGTTCGATCATAACAATGCCTAATGAACTTGATCCT